CCAGCAGGCAATAACCCAGATGAAGCAGATCCAAACGCAGGGGCAACTCCTCCAGCAGGCAATAACCCAGATGAAGCAGATCCAAACGCAGGGGCAACTCCTCCAGCAGGCAATAACCCAGATGAAGCAGATCCAAACGCAGGGGCAACTCCTCCAGCAGGCAATAACCCAGATGAAGCAGATCCAAACGCAGGGGCAACTCCTCCAGCAGGCAATAACCCAGATGAAGCAGATCCAACTGGTGGCGTAGGTGGAGCAGATGCAGCAGCAAAAGCAGCAGCAAAACCGCCTGTTCGTCCAGGACAAGCTACTAGTGGATTACCTGCTAAGTTGGGGCAAGTTACATCGAAAAACTTGATGAAAGATTATCAAACCGGCGGTAAGAAGCCAATGGACCAAGTTAAAACTATACAACTTGCTCTATCGCGTTTAGGGTTTGACCCAAATGGCATAGATGGCAAATACGGTAACGGTGTATTTAAAGCTGTACAAGATTTCCAAAAGGCAAACGGATTAACAGTAGACGGGCAAGTTGGTCCTAATACTATTAAAGCAATGCAAGCAAAATTAAACGCAGACGCAGCACCGGCAGCAGCAACAGGAACAGCAGCACCAGCAGCAGCAGATGCAAAGGTAGCCCAAGATCCAACTGGTGGCGTAGGTGGAGCAGATGCAGCAGCAACACCTACAGTAGCACCGGGCACAGGAGCAGATGGACCTGCAGGTGGAGCAAAAGCACCAGCAGCAAAAGCAGAAGTAAAACCTGTAGTAAAACCTGATAAAGAAGTTCAAATTATGCCAAACGGACAAACTGGCAATTTTAATATTGATAGATCTAAGCCATACATTGATAAAGACGGTGTACGCACATACGGTGATGCTCAGCAACTTGCAACAAAGTTCCCAGGAGAAAAACCAGTTTCGGCACCAACACAACAAAATCAAAGTAAGGACCATAGTATGAAAAAAGCAATGAACGAGTCAGCTTCAATGAATGTATCTATGACAGCTGACACAGCTGATCAAGTTGCAGAATTAATGAAGTTGCTAAAAAATGCAGGTATGTCAGATGCAGCACCTGTAAGTAGTATGATGGCACCGATGCCTTCCATGCCGCCAATGGGTGCCGCAGCACCTAAGCAAGATAGCATGGCAGACTTTATCGGAATGGTAGGCGGCGATGAAATGGACGGTCCTAGTGAACCTTGTAGCGTTTGTGGAGAAGTACATGAAGAAACATCATGCAGTGAAGACACTTCCGAATATGATGCAGTAGTTGCAGAGTGGGACAACAGTCCAGACGAAGAATACAAAGATGCTAACTACATGCTTAATGACTTAGCTGGTGGTATTAACCGTCCTAAGAAAGCATATGCTAAAGCACAAGACGGCGACAACGCAATGGCAGTTGAAGCAATTAAATCAGACTTACGTAAAGCACTTGAAGAAGCACTTGCTAAAAAATAAAGCTCACTAAGAAGCTAACTCAATAGGCCCTTAGGGGTCTATTTTTTTGAGTAAATACAGTATGGCAAAAGCACTAGACGGCGTATTAATTAAAAAAGCAAATCGTAAGGAGACTTTCTCTGAATCGCAAATTAACGACCTTATGAAGTGTATGGATCCAGTTAATGGGTATATGTATTTTTCTCGTAAGTTTGCATATATACAACATCCAGTAAAAGGTAAGTTATTATTTGATCCGTATGAATATCAAGAACGCTTGTTACAAAGTTATCACAACTTCCGATTTAATATTAATATGCTACCTAGACAAACAGGCAAAACTACCTGTGCTGCTGTTTACCTAGCCTGGTATGCAATGTTTACGCCAGATCAAACTATTCTTATTGCTGCACACAAGTACACAGGTGCGCAAGAGATTATGCAGCGTATTCGTTATATCTACGAATTATGCCCAGACTATATTAGAGCAGGTGTTACTAACTACAACAAAGGTAGTATTGAATTTGAAAATGGTTCACGTATTGTTAGTGCTACTACAACAGGCAACACAGGACGTGGTATGAGTATCTCGTTACTATACTGTGACGAGTTTGCATTTGTACAACCTAATGTTGCTACAGATTTTTGGACATCAATATCTCCTACACTAGCAACTGGTGGTCGTGCTATTCTTACATCAACTCCAAACAGTGATGAAGATACATTTGCTACTATTTGGAAACAAGCAGAAGACAAGTTTGACGAACACGGCAACGAACAAGAAGTAGGATTAAACGGTTTCCATAGTTTCCGTAGTTATTGGACAGAACATCCAGACCGTGATGAGAAATGGAAACAAGAAGAACTAGGACGAATTGGCGAAGAACGCTTCCGTCGTGAATATGACTGCGAATTCCTTGTATTTGACGAAACACTGATCAACAGTATTAAACTTGCTAGTATGGAAGGCAAGCCTCCGTTAGTTAATATGGGGCAAACTCGTTGGTATAAGAAACCTACAAGTCAATATACATATGCAGTAGCACTTGATCCTAGTATGGGAACGGGTGGCGATAATGCTGCTATACAAGTATTTGAATTACCAAGTTACGAACAAGTTGCAGAGTGGCAACATAATACAACTGCTATTCCCGGGCAGATAAGAGTGCTTGCAGATATCTGTAAGTATCTTGCACAGGAAACAGGGAACCAGAACGGAATTTACTGGAGTGTTGAAAACAACGGTATCGGCGAAGCAGCACTAATCGTTATAAACGACTTCGGTGAAGAGAACATTCCAGGTCTATTTGTTAGCGAACCAATTAGAAAAGGACACGTCAGGAAATTCCGTAAAGGTTTCAACACTACGCACGGCAGTAAAATTACTGCTTGTAGTAGACTTAAAACTATGATTGAAAATGATAAAATGGTTATACACAGTAAACCGTTCCTGTCAGAACTTAAAAACTATGTTGCAACCGGATCAAGTTATCAATCAAAAGCAGGCCAAACAGATGATCTTGTTAGTGCCACGCTACTAGCAATAAGAATGATGGCGGTATTAAAAGACTGGGATCCTAGAATCTACAACACATTTACACAAGCAGAAAATATGGAAGATTATGATGCACCAATGCCGATCTTCATAAGCACAAACTATTGATAAATATATTATAATGAAAAATTTAAATCTAATAGCAGAAGAACTTTTTAATAAAATACGTGGACGCTTTCCGAGTGTCACTTTAGGTGACGGCGAAGGTAAAGTTACTAACGTTCCTACAGATGCACGATTCTTTGATTTTGATTACAAAGAAGGTGATGCAAACTTAGGTAAAGTAAGTATAAGTTTATCTGAAAACAGCGTTGAAATTATGTACAGTGATAGTTTTGTTTCAGAACAAGATGAAATTACAAAACAAAATTGGTATAATTTTCTAAAAGAAATTAGACAGTTTAGCAAGAAAAGATTAATGACGTTTGACACCCGTAATATAAACAAGTCAAACCTCGACAAAAGAGATTATAAATTTTTAGCACAGAATCGCGGAGAAGAAACAATGAGTGAATCAAAGATGTACGGAACAAACCGTGTGAGCTATCAAAAGGTTGATGGTGCAAGAATAGTAGTTAAGCATAACGAAAGTATTAATGCTGATATTGCAGGCGGACGCACACGCAGCATTGGTAAGATATATATTGAAAGTGCAGACGGCGAAAGATTTATGTATCCGTTCAAACACCTAAGTGGTGCAAGAGCAATGGCACGTCACGTTGCAGAAGGTGGCAAACCATTTGATGAGTTTGGTACACATATTGTTGGCTTATCAGAAGAGATGAATAAACTCCGCAAGTTTAAATCTTATATGGGCCGCAGTGCTGTAATGGCAGAAAGTTTAGCCGGATATACTAGTGTAGTAAACGATCGTATTAAGTCAGTTAAAAAGACTATCGAAAGCCTACAAAAACCAAACTACTATGCAGAAGCATTTGGTTCTTTTGAAGCAGCGGTAATGGAAGATGTTCCTGATGATGTTAAAGAAAACTGGATTGATCAACTAACCATCAAACAGTTTAATGAAGAACTGTCAGATGTATTTCCTTATATTTACAAATTAGTAAGCGAAGCAACTAAAGCTAAAGAGCTTAGTGCAACTGACATATTAGGTGAAGAAGACGGCGGAATATTCCGTGCAGGTATGGAAGTGCCGCAAGATGTTGATGGTGCAAGTGCAGGACTAGATAAAAGTCCTCGTCCAACAGCTCGCCCTGCAGACTTAGGAAATACACAAGCTGCTGACTCTTATGTTGTTAAGCCGGGTGATACTGTTTGGTCAATTGCTGATAGATTTGCTGACAGCAACTACGACGGTGACACTAAAGCAGGTGCAAAAGACATTCTAAAACTAAACGGTATCAAAGATCCAAGATCACTACAGCCAGGACAGAAACTAGAAATTGGTTACTTCATGGGCGATATGAATAGTGGCGGAACACGCGGCTTACCACCCGGCGGATTTAAAAGCTACGAATCACAACTGGAAGATGGCTTCGACGAAATGATGGGACAGTTTGGTGAAGAAGTTGTTAGCGAATTCCAAGCACTAAACAGTACGCCAATTGATAAGACTGGAAGAGTCCAAGGAACTAACATATTCATACAACGCGACGGTACACAAGGCTCCAAGCCGGATACCGGTTATGACGAAAACGATCCAACTATGAGCGATAAAATTGCCGCAGGTGAAAAAGCTGCTCGCGGAGGTGCTCCGGCCGCAAGTAAAAATTTCCAAGCAGCAACCAGCAGCAGTGGAGGAGATCTAGGCGACGGCTTTCAATCAGCAACAGTAGATGTAGCTGGAACCAAAGGCGTACCAGCTGTACTTGATACACAAAGCAATCTATATATACTTCCAAACAAAGGCTATGTAAGAAGCCCAGCTAAGTTTCTTACTATACAAAACGGCAAGATGGACACAGCAATGAATGTAGGTCCAGCAACTATGAAAGCATTGCAAGCAGCAGGTCTATTAGAGAGCATAAAGGAGTCAAACGAACAAAAGACTCCAGTAACTGAGTTTGTTCTTAGCATGTTCGATCGTGAGTCAGGCCAGTTTCCAAAAGGCGAAACAGCAATATTGACAGCAATAGAAAAAGACTACGGCGAACAATACATTAATCCCGCTAAAGCATTCATCGAAGCAATTACAGCAAAGTACGAAGAACTTAATGCAGGTCCTGCAATACAAGAAATTGAATTCGACGAACCAACTGCTGGAACTATGATGGAACCAACAGTCGAACAAGACGACGAACTAAACAGTATCCGTAGACTATCAGGCATATAAAATAATTTCAAGAATTCAGCAGATATCACTTGACTTCTGCTAAATACCAGTGTATAGTAGTAACTGTGCTATACACTTTAAGGCACTAGTAGCAATAACGCTACTGCACATAGGCAACATTATAGGAGGCATTAACTATGGCATCATTAGCAGAAATCCGAGCAAAGCTCAAAGAGCAAGAATCACGCACAGGTGGTAACAACACACAAAGCGGCGGTGATAACGCAATTTACCCATTTTGGAATATTAAAGAAGGCGAATCGGCAACGATGCGTTTCCTTCCAGATGGCGATAATGAAAACACTTTCTTCTGGAAAGAGCGTTTAATTATCAAACTTCCATTCGCAGGAGTTAAGGGCGAAACTGATTCACGCCCTGTACAAGTACAAGTTCCATGTATGGAAATGTATGGCGAATCATGCGGCATTCTACAAGAAGTACGCGGCTGGTTTAAAGACGCATCATTGGAAGATATGGGTCGTAAGTACTGGAAAAAGCGTTCATACATTTTCCAAGGTTTTGTAACAGAGAATCCGTTGCAAGAAGAAAAGCCAGAGAATCCGATTCGTCGATTCATTATTGGTCCTCAAGTGTTTCAGATTATTAAAGCAGCATTGATGGATCCAGATATGGAAGAATTACCAACAGACTTTACTGCTGGTGTTGACTTCCGTCTTAACAAAACATCTAAAGGTGGTTATGCAGACTACGGCACAAGTAATTGGGCACGTCGCGAGCGTCCGCTGAGTGATGCAGAAATGTTAGCAGTTCAGACTCATGGATTGTATAACATGAATGACTTCCTTCCTAAGAAGCCAGATGAAGTCGCTATTAAAGTGATGAAAGAAATGTTTGAAGCATCAGTAGATGGTGAAGCATATGATGCAGATCGTTGGAGCCAATACTTCCGTCCAAGCGGTATGCAAGCTCGTACAGGCGATCCGATGAAAGCCGCAAGTGCAGGTGCAACTGCAACTAGCCAAAGTGCTCCAGTAGCACAAGCAGCACCTGCTCCAGTAGCTAACAACATTCCTTTCCAAAGCAATGAAGAAGTAGCACAAGCAGCACCTGCTCCAGTAGCAGAAGCAGCACCAGCAGCGACAGGCGGCGCAAGCGACATTCTTGCAATGATCCGCTCACGTCAACAACAACAGTAATAGAGAAAGCTAAAAGGGTTGCTTTGCTAAAGAGCAACCCTTTATAGTTGCTCTATGTTTCGGCTTATTAGGAGAAAACATGGCTAAATCATTTGATGTTAGTAAGTTCCGCAAGGACTTGACTAAAAGTATCTCAGGCGTGAGTGCTGGATTTAACGATCCTACTGATTGGATTTCAACAGGATCATACGCACTAAACTTTCTTATCTCAGGAGACTTTCACAAAGGTGTTCCACTAGGTAAGGTTACTGTGTTTGCAGGTGAATCAGGAGCAGGTAAGAGTTATTTCTGTTCAGGTAACATTGTAAAAGACGCACAGGATCAAGGTATCTTTGTAGTACTAATTGACTCAGAGAATGCACTTGACGAAAGCTGGTTGCATGCACTAGGTGTGCAGACAGGCGAAGACAAATTGCTTAAACTTAATATGGCAATGATTGATGATGTAGCAAAAACTATATCAACTTTCATGATCGACTATAAAGCAATGAACGAAGAAGATCGTCCTAAAGTATTGTTTGTAATTGACAGCTTGGGTATGTTGCTAACACCTACTGATGTTGATCAGTTCCAAAAGGGTGATATGAAGGGTGATATGGGTCGTAAGCCTAAAGCACTAACTTCATTAGTTCGTAACACTGTAAACATGATTGGTAGCTACAATGTAGGCTTAGTTTGTACTAACCACACATATGCTTCACAAGATATGTTTGACCCAGATGACAAGATCTCGGGCGGTAGTGGCTTTATCTATGCATCAAGTATTGTTGTTGCAATGAAGAAGATGAAGTTAAAAGAAGATGAAGACGGCAATAAGATTACAGAAGTTATGGGTATCCGTGCTGGCTGTAAAGTAATGAAAACACGCTATTCAAAACCTTTCGAAGGTGTACAGGTTAAGATTCCTTATGAAACTGGTATGAATCCGTATAGTGGTCTAGTTGAATTGTTTGAGAAGAAAGGCTTGCTAGTTAAGCAAGGCAATCGTCTCAAGTATATTGACTTAGCAGGAGTCGAGCATCTTGATTATCGTAAGCAATGGAATGGTCCTAAGTTAGATATGATTATGTCAGAGTATAATGAAAAAACAGCAGTAGTGGTAAATACCGGTGATGTTGTTGAAAGCGATACAACTGATTTAATTGAAGAAACTTACGAGGAATAATTCATGGATGAAAGTCAAATTGTAGAAGTATGGACTTTATTTAAAGAGTACGTCGATAAGAAGAATCAAGAAATTGCAGCCGAGCGATTTATTGATTTAGTAGCAGACTACGGTGTAGCTGATGACGTACTAACAAGTGCATTAGGATCTGACGCAGTGCTAGATGGAGCAATTAATTACTTCTTAGACATTGATGAAGAAAATTTTGCTGATGACGATTCGTGGGAAGATGAGGATTAATAATGGGCTGGTACTCAACCGTATCGCGTGACATTTCTAAAATTCCTGATGCAGTATCGCATTATGAAAGCGAAATGATATCTGCAAGACAAGAGGTAAAACTCAAAGGTAATGTAGAACGTGCTGCGGCTGAAATGCCAGGCATTGTTGAACAACGCTTTAATCAACTTCAAGAGATTGAAGCTATCCTCAACTATTTAAATATCGAGCTACGTAGGTTGCGTAGCTCGTATTTTAAGAAATATCTTGAGAACTATCAACGAGCTCTGTCAAGTCGTGACGTTGAAAAATACGTTGACGGTGAGGCAGATGTTGTTGACTACGAAAAGATCATTAACGAGTTTGCACTACTACGTAATAAATGGCTAGGTGTTCTCAAAGCACTTGATCAGAAACAATGGCAGATAACTAATGTTGTTAAGCTAAGAGTAGCAGGTATGGAAGATGCAAGTTTATGATTAAAAAATATAAAAATTGGTGGTATCCCGAGACTGATAAAAAAATTATTTCAGAGGAAAGATTTACTTGTTATTTTCCTTTAGATCAGTCATTTCCTTATGTAACTACATTTGATACTGCAATTGACGTTGGTGCTTGGATAGGTGATTCTACTGAACATTTATCTAAAAAATTTAAAAATGTAATTGCTTTTGAACCTAGTAAAGCAACATATACTGCCGCTATTGAAAACTTAAAAGAGCGTAATATTAATAATGTTACATTTTATAATGTTGCATTAAGCAACGAACAAGGCACAGGAACATTATATAATACTAACACATCTATACAAGGATTTGTAAGTGAACTTACAGAATTTAAAAAAGTTGCGCCTGTTAGATCTGAAATAATTACTAAACACACATTAGATTCTTATAACTTTAAAAATATAAACTTTATAAAAATTGATGTAGATAGTCACGAAGCGTGGCTTTTACAAGGAGCTAGACAATTTTTTATGGATAACAATCCAATAATATGTATTGAGCATAAGCCTAGAATACTGCAAGATAGGCAGCCGTCTAATATGCCAGATTCATTTAAAATATTAAATAGTTACGGATATAAATTAAAAAAGAAATTATCTAAATTAGATTACTTATGGACAAGATAAATGGCACACTCAAAAGAATACTTAGAAGAATTAAAAATATTACATAGTAAGAAAACGTTTGGACGAAACGAAAATATTCCGGAATCAGTTGTTCGAATATTAGAAGAAAAAAATATTACTAGCTTCTTAGATTACGGTGCAGGCAAAGGCCTCACTAGTAGAACAATGAACACGTCATATCCCAATATTAAATTACATACATATGATCCTGCCACATTCCCCGGACCATTGCCCGAGCAAGTTGAATTTACATATAGTAGTGATGTACTAGAACATATCGAACCGGACTTACTAGTTACTACAATACAAGACTTATGTAATAGAACTACTAGATATCAATATCATCTTATTGCGTGTCATCCTGCAAAAAAGGCATTAAGTGATGGTAGAAATGCACACTTAATAATTGAAAAACCAGAATGGTGGAAAAGTAAACTTGATAATTTACAAGGATGGAATATTATTCACGAAGATACCACTGAACGATATGCTAAAGTTAAGAAAGGTCCAGCCGTATATGTTTTAAAATATATTGTTATATTGGAGAAAGTATGAAACAGGTTTACAATTATTGGATGCCAGACAGTGATAATCATTTCGAACGTTTAATTGCAAAACGCATACGTAATGGCGGCCCTGCACAATACCAAGACGATGTAAGAGATGTTGCTTACCAATACGTTACAGATTTTGATCTTGCAGTTGATGTTGGAGCAAATGTAGGCCTGTGGGCAAAGCCACTTACTGAAAAATTTAATCAGGTGATTGCATTTGAGCCTTTAGAACAAGTGTATAGTTGTTTAGAACGTAATGTTGCAGGGCTGTCGGTTGACATTAATAAGTTTGCGCTTGGTAGTGTAAATGACGTAGTTGAAATGATTTATGACAGTGAAAACACTGGTGGAAGTTTTGTTAGTGAAGTCGGCACAGGTAGTATTAAAATTAAACGAATGGACGACTTAGATTTACCTAAATTTGATTTACTAAAAATTGATTGCGAACGTCACGAGTTAGAAGTACTTAAAGGTGCTACAGAAACAATATTAAGATATAAGCCTATCATTGTTTGCGAACAACACGCAGATACAAATTACGATGCAGGCACATACTTAAAATCATTAGGTGCGAAAGAACTAACTAATGTCAGAAAGGACTACATCTTTGGATGGTAGTAAGTAAATATCTTTATGAACAGATCAGTATTAGTCACAGGTGGATTTGACCCACTACACAGCGGCCATATTGCCTATTTTAAAGAAGCAAAGAAATTAGGCGATCGATTAATCGTTGGCCTAAATTCAGACGAATGGCTTGAGCGTAAGAAAGGTAGACCATTTATGCCTTTCGAAGAACGTGCTGCTATCATCAAAGAACTAGCGTGTGTAGACGAAGTTATTGGATTCAATGACGATGACGACAGTGCATGTAATGCTATCATGCAAGTACTGCAAACAAAAGGCAGTAGCTGGAGTGTTGTATTTGCTAACGGCGGCGACAGGATAAACACTAACACCCCCGAATACAAAGTATATGGCGAACACCCTTCTGTTGAATTTAAATGGAAGGTCGGCGGCAGCAACAAATCCAACAGCAGCAGTTGGATACTTGACGAATGGAAAACTCAAAAGACAGAACGTAACTGGGGTTACTGGCGTGTGTTAGACGATAAACCAGAAAAAGGTTACAAAGTAAAAGAACTTGTAATATATCCTGGTAAAAGTTTAAGTGACCAAAAACACTTTAAACGTAGCGAACAGTGGAAAGTTCTTGATGGCACAGTTGAAATGAAAACTGAATATAACAATCTTAAACACACTATTACATTAACTCCGTGCGGTAGTGCTTATGAAATAGGTAAAGAAGTTTGGCATAAAGCATCCAATCCAGGAACTGTAAACGCTCATATACTTGAAGTGCAATGGGGCAATGAATGTGTGGAGGAAGACATTGAGCGAAGAAATTAAACCGTTGAAGATTTTTATAGGATGGGATAGTAGAGAAGACATTGCCTATCAAGTTTGTAAAAGTAGTATTGAGTTACATGCAAGTGTTCCGGTGGAAATTGTTCCACTAAAACAAAAGACATTGCGTAAAGAGAGAATATATACCCGTCCAGTAGATCAACTTGCAAGTACTGAATTTACATTTACAAGATTTTTAATTCCGCACCTATGTGAGTTTAAAGGTTGGGCATTGTTTATCGATTGCGACTTTGTATTCAAAGAAGATGTTGCAGATTTGTTTAGATATATTAACAACCAATATGCAGTAATGTGTGCTCAACACGATTATACTCCGCCTGAAGGAACAAAGATGGACGGGCAACAACAGCATAACTACCCACGAAAAAATTGGTCAAGTATGATGCTTGTTAATTGCGAACACCCTGACAACAGAATAGTTACAGCAGACTTTGTTAATGACCCAAGTAAGACGGGAGCATATTTACATAGATTTAGTTGGTTAGACGATAGTAAAATTGGCATCCTTAGTCACGAATGGAATTGGCTAGTTGGATGGTATAAAGAACCCAAAGACGGTACTCCAAAGGCATTACATTATACTGAAGGCGGTCCCTGGTTTAAAACACATGAAAACTGCGAATATGCTAATGAATGGTATAAAGCACATATTAACTTTTTAAAAAATAATATAGATAATTTTGAAAACAGAGCAGTAAATGTAAGTAATTTAAGTTTGCCAGATCAAAAAAAATATATGGTTGAGTTATTTTTACAAAGTATAATAGATCCAGCCGAAACTATATACAAAACAAAAGAGCAGTTGCAAAATTTAAAGGAAGCCGAAATGGGAGTAAAAGTTGTAGCAGTGTCACCGTCAAAAGGTGAAACTGCCCTTACTAAAAAAGGACACTTATACGATCCGTACCTTAGAGATTTTGTACTAGGTAGCGGAGGCATTATTAGTGAATGGGATAAAATAAATCTTGAAGATACTTCTGCTCTTGTTATCCGAGGACTTGGAGGCACTAGCCAAAAAGCTCTAAAGTTTTGTTTAAAAAATAAAAAAAACTTTTATACTATAGACACTGGATATTTGCAACCTGGAACTAAAAAAGATTATCATAGAGTAACATTTAATGGATTACAAAATACAACTCCGTTAGTTTATAGAGATGAAAGTCGTCTCCGTAAATTAAATTTTAAACCTGGAGATTTTAAAACTGGTCGTAAGATACTACTTGTGCCGCCGAGTGATAAAGTAATGAAGTTTTATGATAAAGACCTCGATCAGTGGACGGCCGAAACTATTGCCGAAATTAAAAAATACACTGATAGGCCTATTGAAACTAGATTAAAACCTAATCGCACTGAGAGAGTTACCAACAACACAATATGGCAAGCAATGCAAAATGACGTACATTGTTTAATTACATTTAATAGTATTGCTGCAACAGAAGCATTTTTGTTTGGTCTTCCTGCTATTGCATTAGCACCTAATGCAGCAACATCTGTATGTAATACTAGTATTTCTCAAATTGAAGATTTAACAAAACCTACAGTAGATTTACAAATGCAATTAGCAAAACATTTAAGCTATTGTCAATTTACATCAAAAGAATTAGCTGACGGAACAGCCTGGCGTATTTTAAATGAAGGTAGTTAGTTATTTAAAAACAGTTCCGTTAAAGAACTCTAATCCACAAAAGCCAGAAATTCTAAAGAAATTCATACAAGGCGTAAATGCTTGTGGCGATAACGGAATAGTTAGTAACAGTGATATTGTCCAACCTTCTGACGTAGCAATAATACAGGGATGGGTATACTCAGATATTAGTACACCCCATTTAAAGTTAAGAAAACAATTAATAGATACACAAACTGTAGTATCAGGTGATGCTAATCTTTTTTTATATAAAGATAAAACTAACCCACACGGTTATATAAGATATAGTTTTAATGGAATATTTCCTACTACAGGGATATATTGCGATACAGAGATTGACCCAACCAGATGGCAACAAATTTCTAAAGATACTACAATACAATTAGAGAACTATAAAACTAACGGCCGACATATTGTGTTATTATTACAACGAAATAAAGGATGGAGTCTTAAGGGCACAGATGTGCAGCAATGGACAGTAAATACAATCAATCAGCTGCGTAAATATACTAATAGGCCAATTGTAATAAGAACACATCCGGGAGACAAAACCGCACGTACTTATATACTGTCACTATCGCGATCATTGCAACATATGAGAAATGTCACTATAAGTAATATCGGATCTGCATTACAACAAGACTTGAATAATGCATGGGCAGTTATTAATCATAATAGCAGTGCAGCAGTTGGTCCTATCATTCGGGGATATCATTGTTTCTTGACAGATCCTATTGATAGTCAGTGTGCAGAAGTTAGCAATAAAGATTTTAGTAAAATAGAAACACCGTTAGAGTTTGATAGACAAAAATGGTTAGAAAGAATCAGCATGTTTCATTGGAAGTTTAGTGAACTAGAAGATGGCAGTTGCTGGAACCACATGAGGAAATATATATGACAATAACAGTAGTTACAACGTTCCATCCTGCGGGATTAACAAAATACGGACAAAGATTTTTAGATAGTTTTGCAGCTAGAGTTGACAAGCGTATCAAACTATTTGTGTATGCAGAAGATTGTGATCCAGTTAATCCAGATCCGACTCGTATTGTAATTCTTGATGCAAAAAAAGCATTACCAAAACTAAATGCGTTTAAAGCCAAGTGGGGCGACGTTCCGAAAGCCAATGGCGACATTAGCAAGGACCCTGTACGCAGCAAACGTCGCGACAGTAACAAGGCTTTTAAATGGGATGCTGTACGCTTTGCTAATAAGACATATGCTGTGTATGACGCATGTACACGCTCTAAGGGGTGGTGCGTATGGATGGATGCAGATACATTTGTGCATAGCGATTGGAGCTACGAACAGTTTAATGAGTTGTTGCCTAAGAATGCTTACATCACTTATGTTGGTAGAGGTAAAGGATCACAGACTTGGCCAGAGTGCGGCTTCTATGGCATGAACCTAAATCATCCTGTGTGTCACAGTTTCTTAGAAGACTTTGAACGTATGTACGAAGATGCAGACAACGGTATCTTTACACTAGACGAATGGCACGACAGTTATGTGTTTGGCGAACT